CATCAGATCTTCCAATCATTTACATTCACATTTTTACGACTGCCGAAGAAGTTCTCTACTGGATCCTTCTTTGGAACTGGTATTGTGGATTTCTCAACATCAAAAAGCTTCATCTTGGAACGATTGATTCCGATGATGAACTTGCGGTTTGCCTGTGTCTCATTATACCTGTTCTTGAGTTGCTTCACCATCACTTGATTCATTTCTTCAAGTTCTTCGGTACTGATCAAAGCAAACATAAAATCCGCTGTTGCTGGCAAACCAAATGATTCTGAAGTGTTTGTAAGATCAGGGTCGCTGTTGGAGTATCCTTCACGATTAGTCTGAGTGGCAGTGAATAGAGGGACATTGTATTCGACAGCAACTCCGCGAAGTTCCTCTGCAATAGCCTTGATGTATGTGTATGAGTTGACATTTGAATTTCCTTTGATTCTTGCGGATGCACAGATGTTGAGATAATCAATGAAGATTACATCTGGCTTGAACTTCTTCTTGAGATTCAACTCATCAAGAAGAAAACGAATATGATTTGCATTTGCAGTCGCAGTAGGATATTCCTTGATGATCAACCTACCCTTGAATTCCGCGCACACATTCTGCATCTTCTTCTCGTAGATTGACCTTGGAAGAGTCTTTAGATCATCCATCGTGACATCAAGAATGTTTGCATCGATTCTTTCTGCAATCTTTTCCTCAGACATCTCGCATGTAATGTACAGCACATTCAAGTGATTCTTCAGACAACAGGCAGCATGATGGCAGAGGAAAAGAGATTTACCAACACCAGTTCCAGCCATGACGACCGACAGAGTCTTGGCTGTCATTCCACCGCGTGTAATCGTATTGAAATACTCTAGATCGAATGGAATTCTTTTCTCAGTCGTATGATAAAAATCAAATCGTTTCTGGTGATCCTCGTAGTAATCATGTCCGATATGGGAATCGAAGGATACGGATAGAGCCTTGGATAGAATATCTGGAATGGCTGTGTTCGGAATATCCTTCTTTCCATCGATGATATTAATTGAATCCATCAGAGCATTATGGACTGCTTTCTGCTTGCAGAAATTCTCAGTCTCTGCATAAAGCCACTCAAGGCTGTTTTCCTCCATCGGCTTCGATATCTCATCGATCAATTCGATTACATCATCATGCTCTGATTCCGTGAGAGACTTTAGCTTGTCTATCCTGACAATCAATGCCTCTCTCGTAGGAAGATTGTTATACTCAATGATAAACGATTGAATGTCTTCAAATAACATTCTCTCGACTCTCTCATGAAAATATTCCCTCTGTAAGAAGGGAATTACTTTCCTGGAATATGTGTCGTTTTTGATTAGATTATGTAAAATGATCTTTTCAAGATTCATCTGATGATCCGTACTTGAACTCTGAGGCTGCGCCCTTCTCAAGATCCTCTAGCACCGACTTGGTGAAATACTTCTCTGGATTCTCGTAGATGTTCTTTTCAAATGCAGAAGAACCATCTGGTAGGGTGATTCGCGTGCTAGTCTTGGTAAAGACACCAGACGAAAGTGCAAGATCCACTAGTCCATAATAACGATCAAGACCAGTATCATAGTTCAACTTCACCTGAACAGACTGATTCTCCTTAGTGAATCGAGACTTGTACAACTTGCAGTTGATGATGTTTCCAACTACTCCACCCTCGTTGTCCTTGTCCTTCTTCTTAGAAAGATATACGATTGTAGATGCCGCATACTTCAAGCCAGTGCCACCGCCCATCTCCTTCGTGGGAACATATGATCCAACGACATCATAGGTGTGATTCGTCATAATCATAGGAATCTTAGCCTTGCCCAACTTCAGAGTCAGAACTCTGAATGTAGCCTTGATGACCTGTGCTCTGGTCATATCTCTGGTTTCCTTACCCTCGGCTGTATCGTTCATCTCCTTTGAAGTCGAAAGCATTCCAAGTGAGTCAAGCACGATCATCATAGGCTTTCGATCAGCCTCATCCTCAAGTAAGTAATTATCCACGATGGTAACAGCCTGATGACGGAACTCTTCAATCGTGGCAACTGGGAATACAGCAACACGCTTTGGATCTACTCCACGGCTTCTGAACATGTCCGAAGTAACCGCCTGCTCTGTGTCGAAATACAGAACCACTGCGTTTGGATTATCCTTGAGGAACTGTGAAAGAATTCCAATTGTGAAATAAGTCTTTCCAGTTGCGGCTTCACCAGCAAGTGCAACGATCTTGTTGTTAGGCATTCCTCCGTGAAGAGATCCCGAAAGAAGAGCATTGAACATCATGCTTCCAGTATCGATATAGCCTCCGACATCACTGCCGTCAAGTCCATCATCAACGACTGCTGCAAATTTGTTTCCTGAAGTTTTGATTATTTTGTTTAGAAAGTCTGACATGTTTACCTCAAATAAAAAGTGATTCTAGTGTATTCTTCTGCTCATGCTTCCAGCCAACGACATTCAAGATTGCAATGAGTGGATCAAGGAATGTCTTTTCAAATTGCTTTTCCTTGTCGATGTATTTCTCAAGATCAAATTCCTTCGGAAGTTTTCCAGAGAAGCCAATTACGCAATCCTCACCATACATTCCAGCCACTGGATTTGGACGCTTCAGATACACAAACTTGATCTTCTCTCCTTCTGAAATCTTATTGTACTTCGACAGAAGTTTCATCTCCTTGAGGTAGTGATTATACAGCAAAGCAGCCTTGACTGCAATAGGTGTTCCCTTTTTGTAGATCTGAGCGTTGTCCTTGTATTTCTCAAGTCCATTTACACTTCTAGGAAATGCAATTTCCTCTGGCTTGAGTTTCATGAATCTCTTCTTGAAGTCCTCGACAAATTGAATGATATCGCTCTCTGATTTGTTTAGAATCATTCCGATTGCATTCTTGAGTTCCTTGCGGACTACTTCTGGTGTCGAGGATCTTGTAGATTCGATTCCTTGAATCTTTTGCTTTGGCTGTGCATATCGGACACCCTCGGAGTCCCACACATTCAACATATACCTCTTCTTTGCCGTGAAGACTCCCTTGTCTGCGATTGATTCTCTTGCCATGACGATTCTGTTCTCATAGGAATTCATCATCGATGAGAGAATTGAAAATTGCTTTTCAATATAAGGTAGAATAATCTTCTTGGAAGAATTATCCACATAATCAACCTTCTCTGGGATTGTCTTGCTACCAGCAAATTTACGAACAATTCCGCTCAGATTCAGATAAACAGAATCTGTATCAGATGCAATTACATAATCCGTATTGGATGTGCTGGTAACTTGATTAATCAGTTCGTTTAATCTCAAGCCGATCCACTGAATAGCCAGTTGACCAGACATGGTGATTGCTTCCGCAAGATCAGTGCTGTAGAATCTAAAATAGTTGTTTCCAAGAGCACCGTATGCGGAGTTAAGTTGTACTTTTCGTACAAGTTGAAAGTTATGATACTTGGATATGTCATACTCAATCTCACGCTTACGAGCGAGTAATTCCTCATTCGTCAGTTTGCTCAAATCCATAGCGTATATTACCAAAATTATTTTATTGTGTCAATTGACTTTATTTCGTTTTTCAATAATGCTCTCAATGAGAACCTTGATCTGAACGTGGTTGTAGTATCTAGGGGCTGAAATATCATCATCCCACGCTATCCATCCACCAATATTATCTGAGCAGTATTTTAGATTATTCATGATATAACTCTCAAAATACTTTGGTTTGTTATTCACGACATCTGAATACAACTCAAGATCCATTTCATTCATCCATGTCGAGGCAAACCAATCCTCAGACAGTTTTTGAATATACAATTCAATATAATCAGCGCACACTCTTTGAGAGAGTGTGAAGTGCTCTGGTAATTCAACCTTCATATTATTTTAGTGTTAGTAGGTACTTGGTCTGATTTAGGGATGAAAGCATGTCATCTCTGATATTCATCAGATCAGTGTCATTTGGCTTGAGTATAGGGCTGATCTCTTTATCGATAAACTCAATTGTTGAGTCTATTGCTTTTGTGGGAAGACCAGGGGAATAGTCAAGTAGTTTTATATCGGCATAGTTTCCAATATTACTAACTCCATTCTTTCCCATATAGACTTCAATGAAGCTGTCAATCAGCGGATCAAGTGCCTTGTATAGTTTTCCGAGTGCCTTATGCTCTGCATATGACTTGGTTTGCCAGTGGTAAATACGAATTTGATTTTGTAGGGTTAGTAATTGTGTTATAAACATGACTCAAATATTTATAATTGATTTGTCGTGAATGTCAAAAAAGTATTCTTTTCTTGCCAGTTGAAAATCATGATCTGCCATCATTGCTATGAGATTATCAATATCAACCTTTGGTTTCCATGAAAGCTTTGACATAGCCTTTGATGGATCTCCTAGAAGTTGATCCACTTCGGCTGGTCTATAATATCGTGGATCAATCTCGACATAATCCTCATAGTTCATGCTGAATCTGGCAAATGCCTTCTCACAGAACTCTCTTACGGAGATCATCTTTCCAGTAGCGACCACATAGTCATCTGGCTCATCCTGCTGTAGCATGAGCCACATGGCTTCTACATAGTCTCCAGCATAACCCCAATCTCTAAACGAATCTAGATTTCCAAGATAAAGTTTTTTCTGAAGACCTTGATATATTCTTCCGACCGCTCTTGTGATCTTTCTAGTGACAAATGTCTCACCTCTTCGTGGACTTTCGTGATTGAATAGAATTCCACATGATGCATGAATTCCATAACTCTCACGGTAATTTACAGTGAGATAATGAGCATATGCCTTGGCGCAGCCATATGGTGATCTTGGGTAGAATGGGGTTGTTTCTTTCTGAGGAACTTCCTGTACCTTGCCAAACATTTCAGAACTACTCGCCTGATAATATCTAATCTTATCATCGGTGGATTCCTGGTAAGTTCGAATAGCCTCAAGAAGATTCAGAGTTCCGATTCCAGTTGATTCTCCAGTAAACACTGGCATGTCAAAGGAAACTCTAACATGGCTCTGTGCTCCAAGATTATAGATTTCAGTTGGATAATATTTTGCAATGAGAGAATACAGACTGTTGTAGTCTGTCAAATCACCGTAATGTAGAAAGAGTTTCTTGTTGTATATCTCAGGATCTTGCATCAGGTGTTCGATGCGTCCAGTATTGAATGAAGAAGATCTTCGTATGATTCCATGAACAACATAGCCTTTCCCAATCAAGAGATCGGCTAGATACGAACCATCCTGACCACAAATACCTGTAATTAATGCCACTTTTCTCATTGTAAAAATTGCTCCTGATCTTCCTTTATAATTCTCGGCGTGACTCTCTTGACCGTATATTTATTTGGAAAGACCGTATGCTTTTTTCTCCACTCGTCTGCTTCTTCCTGAGACTCCCACATTGAAATAGATTTATCCGACTCACGCATCCAATCATTTATTTTATTTGCATTTTCAAAATTTAAACCATATTTCATTTTTCATTCCATGATTTACCGCCAGCCATTATCCACTCTTCAAATCTAGGTCTAAGCTTATTGATATAATCATTTAAACCATTTGAACCAACCATGAGCCACATGAATTCTTCGGATGAAAGTATTGAGTTTCCTAACTCATTTTTATATTTTACATCTGCTGAATTCTTCAATTCAGAAATCTGTTGATTCAGTTTGTTGATATTGTCATAATGATTGATTCTCTCAATCTTCAAAGTCCACAAATATTTTTCAGAAAGATTCTTTTCTTTTTGGAGTTCCTTCTCAAGAGACTCAATTTGAGTCTTGAGGTTCTGTAGTTCTTCCACTTGCAGGCTCCTTTAACTTGATAATTGTTCGGCTAATGATATAGAAACAAGTCAAAACACATCCACATACAATCAAATATTTTGATACTTCTGGATTTCCGTTCTTACCTTCAAAAACACCAGTTACGATTGGCGCAATAGCAGCCCAGAATTCTGTGGTTTTTGTTCCTGACTTCATTTGATCTACCTTTCTGTTTCTACTCTAAGTTTAAAGTATCCTGATTTACATGGCTCAGAAATCAACGAGATTATCTTGCCATATCCCTGAAAATCGAATCCTTCGCAAAGAAAGGGACCACCCTCAAAGTCATAATACTTATTCCCATCATTATCAAAACCACTACGGTAATAGTTGGACTTACCTTCAATGGTATACCAACCATCACCATGTGCTATAATTTTACGCTCTTCATCATATCTAGACTTCATCTTTTCCCCTGCATTAATATTAATGTTACGAATTGCATCACACCTAAAATTGTTGTTAAAAGCAAATTAAGAACAACTAAACTAATAGTAGTTCTTATTTCATAAATGCATGTCTGCACCTTTTCGTCTGTCGTTTCAGTCGGCTCCATGTTTCACCGTTTTAGTGTCTTCGTGTTTTTCTTCTTTTGGATTCTTGGAACCAAAGATACGATCCCAGTTCTCAGACCACTTCTT